TGAATCAATGATTTATCTTACTCGACCTTCTTGGTATGCCAACATAATCTCATTTGATAATGCCTCGTACCTGTCAGGATCGTTCATTTTTAGCCGAATTAGGTCAGCCCGCCTGTATGTACGCTTTCCTGATTCACCCGTACCACCAACATCAACTTGAGCGGCTTTCAGATTATTTCTGCGACTCGATTCTGCATCGGAAGCCACTTTCTTAGTCTTTACGCCACGCAATTCTTTGAAGGTAGATAACAACTCATTCGCACTATCAAAGTCAAATTCACCATCAGCCTTTGCATACAGCCCCATCCGTACATTTGAGCCTTTGACCCAATTGACGAACTCTGGATCAGCAGTAATCTGCTGAAAATCAGGGTGTTCTTGCGCTAACCTTTGCTGAATCTGCATCTTTTTGAAGTCATTAGCCGCTTGTTTAGCCGCCAATACGTCAGGATGTCTATCAACTGTGCTCTGAATCGCTTTCTGAGGATTCTCAAAAAAGTCTACTTCAGGTTCAACCTCAGCGTGTTGGACTTTTTGTCCGAGATTTTGCTTAATAAGTTCATCGGCTAGTTTGCGAACTTCTCCAACCTCTTGAGCCTGCTTTCCAATCAACTTTTCAGCCTCTTGGTGCATTTTGATGATGTCATCTAAGTTTTTATTCCTATATTTCTCAGGAATCTTAGAATCTTCTACTGCATTATGGTCTTCAATCTTCGCTTCTTCTGCCTCTAATTCGCTAGGCATCTCGTCTTCATTGTCAATCAACATACTGTTTCCTTTTCCTGCCACCAATGGGTTCTAGGAGATTACACATGAACTCGACAAATTGTTTATGAGTTCGCCTTGCGCTCTGCCGCCAATTTTTCCCGATGTTTGCGGTCAAACTGCATTGCTGCTGTTGGGAAATGACCTGACCAACCTTCGAGATTGACTTTTGGAGCACTTATTGTGCGACTGGCTGTACCGCCGCACTCACATTGAACACTCGCTGTCTCATAATCAGTGAGCTTATCAATGCGTTGTCCACAATTGCAGACAAATTCATAGATTCTTTTCATTCAGTTCCTCATACGCTCGTTCGCTGACCTGTTTCAAGGTTTTTAGCCACGTTAGGATTGAAAGTTCACCCTTTTTGAATTGTAGACTTTTTTCGTCAGGGATTGTACTGATATTGTTAAGAGATTCAATCATCTTGTCAATATCTTCAATCAGGTCTTTCCATCCCTGACCGCCCATCATTTCAAAGCGGTTCTCGTAATACTTTTGCAATTCAGGACTCAACTTTAGGCTCCTCTTTGGGAATCTGGGGTTCTGCCTGCTCTTTAATCTTCATCACCAATGGGTAAGCTCCAGATTTGGTGGGCAAATCTCCAAGAACTTGGAGAATCCCATTTACCTCGTCAATGGTCAGCGTAAGGTGCAATTCCATTACTTACCCCAAGGTAAGCCATTTGCGGTTACAGGGGCCTTTTGAGCCTCAATCTGAGCCTCTAAAGCAGCTTCCACGGCAGCTTTGTCAATCTTGCCCCACAACCAGCCAAGAACTGTTTCTTCAGTCAGGGTGTCGTAACTTACAAATGAGTCACCACGCTCTAGGGCTTGTGTGTTGTAGATGCCTGCGCTGTAAGGCTTCTCAGGGTCATTGCTAGCCTCAGTTGCTGAAGCACCCCAATGCACTACTGTTACAAGACCATCAGAGGTTTGGCGTTCTAGGTTATTGATTTTCCATGTGATTGTCATTTTGCCTCCAATGCGCTAATGCGATTTGTCAATGTTTCAATGATGGCTTGTTGTTCTTGGATGGCTTTGATGAGCATTGGAACAAATACGCTGTACTTGACAGACTTTGTTGTTGTTCCAAGGTCGTTACCTTCTGCATCACGATCTGGTGTTTGCTCAACCATTGCTGGGAAAATTTGTTCCAACTCTTGAGCAATAACGCCAATCTGTTTTTGTTCTTCGCCGATCAAGTTGTAGGTAACAACACGCACCTGATTCAACTGAGCCAATTTTGGCGTAGTGTCAGTAATATTTTCTTTCAGTTTTACATCTGAAAGTGCGCCATAGCTGTTGTTGGTGTTTACTACATTACCGTTGCCGTAGACATAAAACCTGTCTACCCCCGCTGTTCTTCCTTTGTAAAGAATACAGCCAGTTCCATTAGTTCCAGTGCCATTTGAAAAGTTTGCAGTAATTGCTGTCCCTGTTGGGCTTGCGCTGCCATTTAAAGTATAAACGCCTTCGTTGTTTCCAGTAAACGTAACTCCCAAACGTTCAACGTTCGATTGTGCTGTTTGCCCCACCAGCAAGTTACCGCTGGTGTCAATACGGGCACGTTCTGCGTTGGAAGAATAAAAAGTTGGGAAGTAGTTATTTAACACACCACCAATGCGTATCTCACCTGTTGCCTCGTTTGCAGAGAAAACAGCAAGGTTGACACCGCTGTCTTCTTGAATATTAAAAGCCGTGGTTGCATTGTTACTTGCAGCACGAATAGCCAAATTACCACTAGCATCAAGCGTCATTGCTTGGGTGAAGGTGATGGCGTTACCTGCTGTGCCGGAAGGGGCGTTGTACCAACGATGAGAACTATCTCCACCAGCGTTTTGCACATAAACAGCAGCGCCAGATGAAGCAATGTATTTATCTCCAGCGTTGTAATACCAGTTTGCGCCAAAATAAGAGGCATTGCTAGTTGCCGCCATTGCTGCGTTTTTAACTTGCAAACCAGTAAGAGTCGCCCAAGCACTAGGCGTAACACCTAAACCTAAGTTGCCTGAGCTATCAAATCGAGCATCTTCTGTGCCATTGGTTGAAAAAGCCAATGTATTTGCAGCAGGAAAGAAAATACCTGTGTCGGTATCGCCTGCCGTTGTGATCGCAGGAGCAGCAGCAGTACCAGCCACAAAAGCAGCTCTTTGTGATGTGTCAATAGTTACAGCTGTAGTAGTTCCGTTGGTCTGCAATACCAAAGAATTATTACTTGCTACGCCAGAAGAGTTAAGAGTAATTTGTGCCATCTTTACCTATCCTTTATTAAGGTGTCCCGTTAGAAACAATGTTCGTTGCAGAAGTTATTACGCCAGTTGAAGACATTGATGCAATTGTAGTAGCGCCATATTTGAAGATCAATTTTCCACCAGACTCTTCAATCGTGAAGTTTGTTGTCAACAACTTAGGCGTACTTGCCGCTGTCCCAGTCGTATTTTGATTCAAAGTTGGCACATCGCCAGCCTGAATAGCAGACATGACAACATCAGTTCCATTGCCACGCAAATACTGTCCGCTAGTTACAGCGCCAGCCAAGGCATCCATTGCGTCTTGTCTTGTAGATGCCCCCGTACCGCCATTGGCAATAGCAACCACACCAGTCACATTACTAGCCGTACCAGTCGTATTCTGATTCAGCGTAGGAATGTCAGCGGCAACTACTGCCCTAAATGTCGGTACGCCAGCAGAGCCATTGGGTGCGGCTAGGAAATAGTTTGCAGTCTTGGAAGCATAGGGGTTTTGCGTATCACCATACCCAGTTGCCAAGGAAATAGCAGGAGTTGCACCACCACTAGACGATACAGGAGCAGTTGCAGTAACTGATGTCACACCTGTATTGGCAACAGTAATAGAACCTGCACCATTGGTGACGCTAATTCCTGTGCCTGCGGTTATATAAGCCTTCTCCCAAAGGGAAGTAGAGGCGTTATAAATGATTGTTTGTCCATTGCTAGGAGACTGAGCCGAAACATTGTGGATTTCGTCTAATTCGTAGCCGTTTTGTACCTTTACAAACAACTTTCCATGAACAGCATGGGCATACTCAACAACAGCCACATAAACCAAATGCGTAGGCGCATAAGTCTTGGTAGCAGTCAAAGTTCCAGCAGTAGTTCCACTCAAATACAGTTGTGCGCCATCCGTATAGGCAGACGTATCAATCTCTGTGATTAAGCCAATAACTGTGACATAACCATTTGTGTTGTTTGCCAAGTCAGCAGACATCAAGCCCAATGTCTGAGCAGAAGTGCTGTCTGAAGTAGCCAAAGCCTTGGAAACAGTAGGAATCTGCCCTGTTGCGCCTGAGATATAGACCGCAGTTCCTTTGGTAAGCGTTGCTCCTGTGGCATTTCGTACCTGAACTACCACATTGGGTGCGTTAGTCACCGATAAATCAACATTTGAGCCTACTGTGGAGACAGTAAGACTAGCATCTGCCGATGTGATTGTCTGCAATGTGTCAGACTGGTCAATCTTTTGCCAAGCAGAACCATTAAACAGCAACCAATCGCCAACTTGCCAGTCAGTAATTCCGTTCAGATTAGTAGAACCAGCCGTTGCAACCACATAGTAATAGCCGTTTGTGCCAACGCTAGATGTCAGGGTGGGGCTGTTGGTAGAAGCGTTCCAAGTTCCTTGATAACTTAGTCCACCAGCAACAGAAGCCCAAGAAAGTGCGCTTCCATTGGTTGTTAGGAACTTACCTGAGTTTCCTGTTTGACTAGGAATCAGGTTATTGATCTGTGTTTGTAGGGATGCTAGGGTATCAAGTACAAACTGAGAAGTGCCGCCACCATTAGTAATAACTTTGATGGATTCCGCAAGGTCAGGAGCAACAACTTCACCAACATTGAGTTCAATACCACTAGAAAGACCAATGATAAGGCTACCATCAAAATCGATACGAGCAGAGGTGACAGACACGCCATCAATACCATCCACTCCATCACGCCCATCTCTTCCATCTTGGCCTTTAACTCCTTGAACGCCTTGTTTTCCATCACGTCCATCTCTGCCATTGCGCCCGTCCTTTCCATCTTTGCCGTCTTTGCCATCTTTGATAGAGGCAACTCGTTGTTCAATGGCGTTTCCTACTTCATCGTAGCGAGAACGGATGTCAGATTCAATCTTTTTAAGGGCATCCACAACAATAGCGACATTTTCGCCAATGCGTTGTTTTTGAACCTCTTTTGCTTGGGCGACAGAAGCCTTAATCCCATCCAAAACAGCCATCTGCTGTTCTGAATTCATGTTTTTAAGGATTAACTCCTTGGCTAGGCTTTCAATATCCATTATTCACCCTTTGGTGAGGTTGAAGATAGTTGTTTTGTCAGTTGGTCAAGGAAGTCTTGCTCCATTCCTTGCACTTTGTTCTGTTTGTCAGCCATCTGCATCTCAACAATCTTGGATTTGTTCTTGATGTCTGCTTCTTTGAGCATCAACTCCGCAATCTTAACTCGTTTGTCGAACTCACGGCTTGCCGCTTCATCAGAATTTGGCAGATTTTGTGTCATGGAAGACGTAACTTTGGCTTGCACCTCTTGCGGTAACAACTGAGCCTCAATCATTGTCTTAGTAGCATCAGCCCGATTCTGTTCAGCCTGAGTCGTACTGACCGCAATTTGCGCTTGTGCCGCTTGCAGAGCCAATTGTTGCTGTGCTTGTTGCATTTGTTGCGCTTGTGGGTCAGGTTGGCTCATCTGATCCAAGGCACTCATCAGTTCTACTCGGTTAGAGAAAGAACTATTGCCCACAATCCCCTTCAAAATCAGGGGGAGGACTGGGGTGTTTGGCCCTAAAGTCTGCAACAAACCAATGAATTGCTGTTGTTCGTACTCACGGGCGATGATGCCAAGGGAGGCAGTCGGCACAAAGTTCATGTCCACAGAAGGATAACGATCTGGATCGAATTGCATATAGCGGAAAGCCGCTTTTTTGATAAACGGCATCAAGAAATCTTCTTGGAAGTTCACCAAAGTGCGCTTGTACTTCTTGATAATCGAGGCAATTGCCAAAGACATACCGCCTTGACCACCATCACGGGCTACGGCAGAGACTAATCCTTGGGAATCTAGCGTTCCAGTTGCTTGCAAAAGCATAGTTTGGAAAGCGTTGGCTGTTGCCATGTTGCCTTGATCGGTAGTGCCAAACTTAAATGGCATCAAAATCTCAGCAGGAGAGCCATTTGTGAGGATTGCCTTGCCAGGCTTCACTTCAAACTTAGCACCTCTTGGCAAGCGAGTCGCATCCATAGCAATCATGGGGCTTGTCGTTAGGGCGAGGGAATCTAAGTGGCTACGGACTTGGGCATCCATAGCCTTTTGCATATTGTAGGCTTTCTCAATCGTGCCACGACCCAAGATTCGGTTAGGAACTGTGTCTGCTTGATAGGTAATGATTGGCCTATCTTGCATCATGTATGGGTTTGGCTCTGCCTTGAGCAACAAACTGTCGTTGGCAATCACAATAATTGCCTCAACTAAGTCTGTGTAGTCTTCTGCTGGGGAAGACTCAGGGAACAACTCTACGATGTCCTTTTGCTCTTCAAGATTCTCAAGATATTCCCTTGGAACTAAGCCGTAGTAGGTCAACAGACGCACTTTTTCGTCTTTGAACTCCGTGGCTTCTTGGGTTGGATCAAGGTCAGGATCGCCCGCATCAGTCTGAATGTCTACCTTGCGGTAAGCACCTGACTCTATGCCTTGAACAATCTTGTGGATAGAGACAAACTTTTCAACGGCTACGCCAAGACAGTCTTCAACGCTAGTTCCATTGGGGTCAAACAGGAAGTTCTTGGGATTGACGGGGCTGATTCGCACACTAATGCGAGGTTTTTCCATCACGCCAATGGCGGCTTGTGTTGTCTCGCCTGGGATTGGCTGTGTGGCAGGGTAATACTCTTTTTCAGTCTTGACGATGATCTCGCCTATGCCTGTTCCATAGATTTCACCCATCAAGATGACTTGATCGATAGATTTTCTTACCTTGTCTTTGGCAAAGTCTTCAGAGAGTTGGTTGCGGATTTGCTCAACATCTAAGGGGTTGCCGTCAATGTCTTTAACATCGTCTTTGATGTCAAAGTATTCGCCTTGACCAAAGATGGCTTCAATGATTTCTGCGTGGCGGGTTTCTACGGCTTGTTGAGTGCCAGGCGTGATGAGTCGGCTACGCTCTGATTCACGGGTAGCATCTTGGGAAGCCCATTCGCCACGGAAGATGCGCTCGTATTCTGTCCAAGAGTCTAGGAAATTGCTGTTGCGGTAGTCACGCCACCGATCACAATGGTCAACAACAAAAGCAACTAAGTCTTTGTCAGCCTGTGTTGGTTCTACAAACTCATTTGGCTCATTATTGTCTGCCATTTAAACCCCCGCTATAACGTCTATTGGTTGCCAGTCTTCATCCTCATCTCCCTCAAAGTAGGAAGTGACCGCTAACTGGTCAAGATAACTTAGTGAGTCTGGCAAATCGTCGTGAACGCCTTGTGCGGGGAACAGCAATAGTTGGTCAAGAAAGACATCCCAATCTTCGTCTTGATTCAAGATGATGCGCCCATGCTCAAAACGCCCTTGGAGACTCCAAATAATTCGGTCAGCCTTTTTCCTGTTGCCATGCGTCAAGTCAACTATATGCGAATATACATTATTTTTGCGCATTAAGTCAGACAAATATGGCAAAACTGCATTTTTTAATGCTCCACGCTCAATTCCAACCGCCAAAGGACGATAGTCTCGCATCGCCATCAGTATCTTTGCCGCAGTCTCACGGATGTCCCAACGCCCGTGAATAATCTCTTTTACCCACCATTTGCCATCTTCCGTCACCTTAACAACAGAGATAGCCGACTCGTCTAGGCGCTTCTTGGAGTTACCCGCTTGTTTGGCAACTTCCTCAAATCCTGCTAAGTCAATGGCTATGTAGTAACTGCCCACTTGGGGTTCTTCCCCGTATTTGATCCATTCTTCCTTGAAAATGTCGCTACCAGCATTGGTAAACGAGGCCATGTATTCTTGCTTGAAAGCAAAGGTAGACAAGGTTTTCTTGGCAGATTCAATCTCAGTTGGGTCAATCAGGGGGTTGTCTTTTGTGGTGAAGTGCCAAGACTTCCAGTCGGAGTCCTCTGCGCTCTCGCCCAGTCTAAACAGATCGTAGAACCAGTTTCTGCCTTTGGGAGTTCCGATGAACATGGCTCTTCCTTTTTTATCGGAGAGGGAGGCTCGGATAACTTGTTCCCACGCTTCGGGCTTGATGTCTGCGACTTCATCGAGGACTGCATAGGTGAGTGAAACTCCACGTAGCGTGTCTGGTCGGTCTGCTCCACGGACGTAGATGGTTGCTCCGTTGATGGTGGTGATGTTTTGATTGTTGATATGGGCATTTTGAATTACCTCCCTGCCTAGTTCCAATAATATGTCCCAAATAATTTGACGGGCTTGTCCGTTAGTTGGGGCTACATACAAGACTGCTGATCCAGTCGTACATTTCAATGCCTCAATAATCAAAGTTGTAGCGGCAAGTCTTGATTTTCCACACCGCCTTCCAGCGGCTATAACCTTGAAGCGAGTCTGGTCTTTAAATACCTCTTCCTGCCACGGCAAAAGTTGGAAATTTAAATCACTCATTCTTAGCCTCTACATCTTCAGCATCTATGGTGGGGGCATGGGAAACTTCGCCAATGCCAGTAATATTGATTGTGACTGCCGACCTTTGTTTTCCCTCTTTCTCAAACATCGAGACGGGCAACATTCTGTCCATGCACAACTTAATGGCGGCTAGTTGGGCAGGGTGTTCGTCATTGAGGGCAATCTCTACCGCCTTGTGGACAACTCTAGTACCTGCGCTGTTTATCAGCAGATTCTTTAGTTCTTTGAGTTGGGCAGTCTCAGTCTTAGGCAGAGTAATGAGTTC